CGGCTCGACCATTTTCTCCACAGGACATTTACGGAGTGCTCTCGGCTGATCTGGTCAAACACCTATTTATTTTCACCAAATGTCCCTTCTATTGAGCGCCAGAAGAACCTTCGCCAGATTGAGTCCATTCTTCATGATGGGATCCAGCAGGCAATACGAGGAATGTTGCCTGTGAAGAATATTCTTCGGGAGTATTTGCGTGATGATGCAGATGACGATGAGGAACTTGAAGAAGAAACTGAAGAGAAGCCCGAGGAGAAGCCTGAGGAAAAGCCTGAGGAAAAGCCCGAGGAAAAGCCTGAGGTGAAGCCCGAGGTGAAGCCCGAGGAAAAATCCGAGATGAAGCCCGAGGAAAAGCCTGAAGTCAAGCTTGAACTCAAGGTCAAGGAGCCTGAGAAAAAGCCTGAGGAGAAGCCCGAACGTGTTGTAACACCTGTATTTACTGGTCTAGATACTAAGATGGAAGAGGATGCCCAAATCAAGGAGTTCGAGACTGAGAAGTTTTTTGAGGAGGAGATTAAGATAATGGATGAAACTCCGGAGCCGATGGATGGATTTGAAGATCTCACTCCAGGCGAAACATTAAAGATGGATTTTGAGGAACTTTTATAGCCGCGTCCGGCAATGCGTCTTTTATTCCTGCCGAGCGGCCAGAATGTCACAAACTCCCCTAGTCACTGGAATAGTCCTCGGCGGTGTCGTTATTTCCGCAATCGGCGCGGCGAGTAGTCAGTTTATCGAAGAAAAGTCTCCTAGTGTAAAAAGCCTCAGCCGCGATTTCATCATTGGCGCAGTCATGGTTGCAATGATTATGCAGCTTCTCCCAGAGTCATCAACGAGTGTTGTTCAGTTTGTGCTTAGTATGGCACCTCTATCACTATTTGCCACGGGCAGTAAAGTGGTAGAGACGATTGCTGATGTAGTAGCAGTAACGGCAGTAGCGCCTGTAGAGGAAGTAGAAGTGCGGGTGGGTGTTCCAAAGTTCTAGCAATATAATGGCCATTTTTTCACGTCACCAACTTTCGACGGATTCACTTGGAATCTGTCGAAAGCAGGCTGTGTAAACTGTTTAGACGGGATCGCACCGTGGACATTTGCCGCGATATGAGTATAGAGATCAAATCCAGGAAATCGCTCTTCACCATTAGACTCTACGAGAATATTCTGGCCATTATCGTCAAGCATCCATAGCCATAAACAGTTGCAAAGAGGAGAAATCGTCTCATTCATTATCAGACCCTCTTCTGAGCTGAGGACTACACCTCCCTCTTTATCATCAGGCTTTTCGGGGAACAAGGCCTCAAAGAGACTCACCGCTAAGCGCGCAAGATCAAATGAGGGATTTGGCAATACCTCATTCTTTGGCCTAGGATGTAATGGCTTGAAGGAATACTGTCCATCGGCATCGTTCTTTTCGCGGAAATCGTCACTGATAAACTGGGTGCCATTGATGGTGAAAATCGCCCGCCCAAAATCAATCACACGGAAGAGTTTGCCAAATGTGGGGACCTTAAACGTGGCACCAGAGTTCAGCGTATAGTATAAAAACTCCTCAGTAGTGGGTGTCCATACAATATTATTTGTATGGAGATCATTATGTGTTAGCCCGATAAATGTCTGCGCCACAGACATGGCTGCCACGACTTGAAAAATCCAAGCAGACCAGCGGAGTTCCCATTCAGGAGTTCCGACAGTAGCACCGACTTCTTCATAGTCGTCGAATAGTGCATCCATTGTCCCATTATTCTTTTCCACTGCGATTAACATCACAGGAAAGTCGGACAGTTCGGCATACACCTTGATTTTATCATCAGAATCGTCTACCTCAGACTCCTCCTCAGACTCCTTTGTAAAAGAGAGTTCAGACATACCGCCAGAATGCAAGGAAATGAGATCAGTATCTACTACTTCATCTGTTATGATGATTTCCTCATCATTTTCATCATCACCTTCAGATTCAGAATAGAGTTCAGAAGCAGGAGGTTCTGCATTAAAATCGTTAAAAACATCTGAACTAACGGGCACCGAAGGATCGCCCGAGTTCATTACATGAATCTTGAAATAGTTGTTATTTCGCCCAATCCAGAACCACCGAGCATTCCTATAGCTGCCGAACTCCTCAGTCAAGTTATAGCGATACACATCAGCTCGGGCGCAAAATGCTCCGTAGAACTCATTAAAGTGTGGGGAGACACCTGCATCGCGGATGCGACCAAGTGCATAGGAGGCGATAGTTTCGACATAGGCCTGATTCCATGAATCCTGTAACTTTGTCCAGGCAGATGCCCATGTCTTATTGAGCCAGGGGAGCCCATTATTTTTTGGAAGACTATATTTACCCTTCATCCACCGGATAGGATCAAGTAGATGTGTTACTTTTAAGAATGCTGGTCGTCTAGTTGATTCTACTCCAGAAATATCCCTATTCGGTACAAGGGTCAGCGTGCAGGGGCCGGATGTTCCAGATATATCTAGGCCCGTAATGCGCCACTGAGTGTCCAACCAAACCTTGTCCATTTGCTGAGGGGTAAGCTGGTAGAGTTTGGACATGGCGGGAAAAAACGTCTGGAGGGAGTTAAAGCCTCCTACATTTAATAGTTCTTTGGACAAGGATGCTATCCGGAACTGGGGTGAAGGGAGGGGTATACCCCGGAGATTTGATTCCATTCTTACCAGGTTTAAGACACTTTACATTGCGCTGTAACGCACTGGAAAAAATCCTAGGATAAGCAGTTAAACTATGTCATCAGCCGTGAACGTATCATTAAAGAAGTTTGATATGCGTAGAATCCCTCAAGATGCAGTGGTGATTTTTATCGGGCGTCGGCGAACGGGCAAATCCACGCTGGTGCGTGATCTGCTTTTTCACCACCAGGATATGCCGCTGGGAACAGTTATCAGCGGCACGGAGGAGTCAAACTCCTTCTACGGAAAAATGATCCCCCCGCTATTCATTCACGGCGAGTTCTCGGCCATGATTCTGGCCAACTTTGTGAAACGGCAAAAGATGATTATGGGGCGCATCCAGCGTGAACAAAATGCCGGCGTAGGTATAAAGTCGCGCCTGGATCCCCGATCTTTCATGATTCTGGACGATTGTATGTACGACGACTCCTGGACACACGACAAGAATATTCGCTATCTATTCATGAACGGCCGTTGGTTGAAGGTGTTCTTCATCATTACCATGCAGTATCCGCTGGGTATTCAGCCGGCCCTCCGGACCAACGTGGATTTCGTGTTTATTCTACGTGAGCCATATGCGACGAACAGGAAGCGCATTTTTGACAACTATGCGAGCGCCTTTCCGAGTTTTGAGTTTTTCTGCCAGATTATGGATCAATGCACGCAGAACTATGAGTGCCTGGTAGTCGACAATACGAGTCAGTCGGCGAAGCTGGAGGACTGTATCTTCTGGTATAAGGCCGACATTCACAATGATTTCCGTATTGGGGCTGCCGAGTTCTGGCAACACTCGGCGAACTACTATCGCGATAAGGAGGAAGAGGAACTAAATGCATATGACCCAATGAATGCGCGCAAGTTGAAGGGTCCGCCAATCAACGTGCAGAAAAAGAACTAACAAGTTAGATGAAGTTGGATTTACATCATGTTGGACTAATAGCCATTCTGGCGTTTCTACTGCTTGTGGCCGATCGGATATATCGCATCAATCCCTATTTAGCCGCGGAAGGATTTCAGGTGTATGGTCAGCCCCAGAGATGTGGGGCTGATCTGGAGCCTTGTCCTTTTCCTAAGCGCTGTATGAATGGGTTTTGCTATGCCTCCGATACGCCCCAGATGTATGATAGGAATCCTCTTCCGGTGCTTCCCTGATTTTCCGAGCATACGGTAGAATGAAGAAGCATGGATATTCCCTATTAGGGCTGTTTGGCGTTCTGCTGGTGGCAGTGGCATTTCTGCCAATGATTCGGAGGACTTTTGCGCGTTCATTTCCCGAGGGATTCCAATCCATGGTAGGTAGTGGCGTGGATTCTCGCAAGGGAGATTGCAAGGGGGTGACCTGCGACGAGGGAGAGTTCTGCCAGGAGAATATCTGCCGCCCTGTGATGGCGCCTATCACGAATGACTATTTCCCCGATAAGTAAAGAGTTATCGCGATTTCATAGAAGCATACTATAACCATACGCGTTTCTCAATCCGAGATGAGAAATACCATGAATACCAACAACGATAGAAAATAGTAAAATGAGCACAAGCATCCGATATGTATCAAGCTTACGGAGTGTGCCAAAGCACGTAACTGCGATATACAGAGCAATAGCCATTAGAATCCCACTAAACATGTGGGCGAGGAAAGAAGGGCACATTTTCTAGTTATCTGAGAGATATTTCTGGTAAATATGTAGGAGGGATGTCAAGTCCTAAACGAAAGGCTATCGCACTATTTCCCTCATTTAGCCCTATTGGGAGTGTGAAAACCAGGGCTGCGATAGCGGAATGGAAAAAGCACAAGTCTCCCGCAAAGGTTAAGTCTCCTGCCAAGGCCAAGTCTCCTGCCAAGGGATTGCCACCGAATACGCGCTCTGTGCGTAACATTTACCCGTGGCTCAAGAAAAGAGGGGGCAGGAGGCTAACCCTGAAAAAGCGGCGCAAACTATAGTGCGAAGCAGCTGAACTAAGACTTTTATTAGGGGCAATGCACCTAATAAAGGTATTAGCGATTAACAGCGTTATTTACTTTACGCGTCTACGACGGCGCCAGACAGATCTCTGGCGGCCTTTCGTGCAATAGCAAGGTCGGCAGGACCCTCGGATCCGAACATTGCGTCATGACCGCCCTCATCCGGCAGAACAGTAATGCCAGGCTCCACGGCCTTCTTAGAGTTTGCCACAGCGCGCGCCCTCTGCTCACGCTGAAACTGCTCACGATCGCCCTCGTTCTCCTTATACTTCTTCATCAGCGTATTCAGCTGCTCCTCGGCATACTCCTGCTCCGACACCTCTGCGGGCTCAGGATCCCATGGCAGCCACTTGCCAACCTCACCTACAAAGATATTATGAAGTGTGTCCTGGCGCTGCAGCTTCTTTGACCGGGTAACCGCCTCCGCCTGGGAACTATAGACACCGCGGATCTTCAGGCCGCGCACCGTTGTGCGGAACTGGTTCTTGGCGTAAAAATCGTCCTCAAGCTTGGCCTTGTTCTCGTACAAATAGTCATCAAAGGCCTCCTTCATCTTGGACTCCCCGAGCTCCTTCTCATTGGCCTTTACGAACCTGTGAAACTCGTCCATGAGAGTATCAACCCGGATCTTGGAGTTACGACAGAGTTGGGCTGCCCCACTGAGATCCTTTGCATCTAGCGCATCAGCCTCCGTATCCAGCTTGCCATTTACATCCGTAATAGTCTTCATCAAATACGCCTCCAGATTCTTCGTCCGGCTGCGGAACTCATAGGACTTGACAAACTGGGAAAACAGGAAGACATTTTTATCTGCAAGAACCTTCTCCGGGCTAAGGAAACTCATAAGACAATACTTCTGACCAGGGATCTCCATGTCCTCTTCAAGAAAATCCTCACGCTCGCTTGACATTTCTGTTGTATCGTATTGGGGCTGCTTTAGACGGACCAAAAAAATCTCTAGGGGAAATATAGAAACTATGGATCCTACAAGTGAGATACTTAACCGCGCAATCAAGTATTTGGTGGAGGGCCTGTTCGTGGCAGTGGCTGCGATCTTTATCCCTCGTCACCGTCTGCCTTGGGATGAGATCCTGACCCTGGGCGTGGTGGCCGCGGCCGTGTTCGCCATCCTGGACGTGGTGTCTCCCAGCATTGGTGCGTCTGCACGCCAGGGTGCAGGGTTCGGTATTGGCGCTAACTTAGTGGGTTTCCCTGGAGCAAGGCTCTAAAGAGCCTTGTATCATAGAACACTAAGATCGCGCCAAACGGTAATATTCATGCGATGTTTCATCGTATGAATCGGTATTGGCGCTAACTTAGTGGGTTTCCCTGGAGCAAGGCTCTAAAGATCCCCGCTCAATCCTAGGAACTAAGTAATCACCCGCAACTCCTCTAGTATCTTTTCGGTAAACACTACCCGAAAGATAGCTGATTCCCCGTTTTCATTTGTAACTTGCCGACGAAAGATACGCCTCATAGTCTTAAATATGTCTACCGGTATATTACTACTCGACCATGACCCTCCCAAAGCCTTTCCATCATTATCATGATACTGAAAGCAGTGAGACATGTATAAACTTTCAGGAAAGCGTTCTATCCATACCGTATTCTGCTGAAGGGGGATAACTTCCCCACTCAACTCAATACAAGCATCCAGAATATCGGGATTCTTTATATTGCGAAAGGTGTCTGTTGTTTTTATATATGTGCAGGGGCCTCGGAGTTCCATTCTACTAGAAGAGATGAAGAGGGTGCAATAAATTTTGTATGGCGCTTGCGCTCTAGTGGAGAGACGTGTTCTATAAGGCATTTGAAGAATAAATCAAATATGACATTGATTGAATGATCAGACAG